AAACAATTTTTTTTCTTCCATCTTCACATTCATGTGGAGGTTTTCTTTCTATTCATTTCTTTTCTTTTTTTCATTTCTAGTATTCTGCATATAATGAATATATGTTATACATTGTATATTTTAATTTACATATGTCATGCTCTCTTCTTCTTTGTTACTATCTTCCAAGGATGTTACATAATCTGGTCTATCAAAGTCATTTATTGAGTTAAACAGCTGAATTTTTGAGTCAATAGATTCCTCGTCAAAATCAGTTCTGAATAAGTGATAAAAGAAGTTCTTATTTTTCTTTTGTTCTGTATCAGACTTGTTGTTTATTCTGATTAAGGCCCGACATATCTGTTGAATTGGAGAAATTTTCTGATTTAATCTTACTGTTTTGTAATATCTCTGTTTTCTTAATGAATACAACCCACTGTCATACCACAACCAAAAATAAGTGTTAATAACCCAGATTATAAATTGGTATAACTTGAAGTCTCCAGTAATATACGATACATATAGCCCAAACCCACAGAAAATTGCGGCAATATTCTCCACATCAGTATTACTTGGTACATACCGCATTGGGTTATCAGGGTTATTCACATTGTAGATCAAGATATTACAGGAGCTTATGCTGACATTGTACTGAGAACTTCCGAGATTTGTTTTCAATGTCTTACCTATTATCAAGGAGACTCGATTAGTAACCCCTAAGCTTTGAAAACAGTTAACAAGATCACTGGTTGGATCAGAAAGTAAATGTGTAGGCACCCCAACGGATAAATCTTTTCCTAGGAAACCTCTTGCTCTGTCCAGTTCTTCCTGGCAAGTTTTGTAGCAATAAGAATTTTTTATCCAGTCTTTACAATCATACCAATCAATGTTAGAATCTTTATATGTCCTTCTAATGTCACACATAATCAGATAGATTTCACTTGTATGAGAAGAAGATAGACTAGTTCTGGCCAAGTGTACCCGTTCGAAGTAAGGCCATACTTTCTCTGCGAAGTTAACTTCTGACAACAATCTATGTACATACATCTTGTAGATTACAATGCATTTATCCTCTAGAAGAGGGATTCCATACCTAATGAAGTTATCATCAATAGCCAATTGTATATCTTCTTCAACAACTTGCATATCAAACGTCATCATATTTATCTTCATTTTGTGGTGTTTCCTGAGGAAAGAAAAGTATTTCCATGTGTCTATTTTAGATAAATCCGATGGCTTTTCCCAACAGCTTCTCAGATTAACACATCTACTTTCATCATCAATTGTACAGGAGATCGCTGAAGGTGGTGATGGCTTGCAGCCTCTCAAATCTTCACCTGTTAAGTCCAGAAGACTATTGAAGATTATTCTACTAGTTGGGAATAATCTGAGGATTAATGCTCCGATTCCTCCACTCCCATCACCAGCACATATTGCATCTTGTACTGGTATGTTAAATTTGTTTAAGATACTTCGGATCTTGTAATGTGATCCCGTTGCAATCATGGCAGTTCTCACAGATGATATTAGTGGGTTTTTGATTTTAGGTGGAAGGATTACGGTTAATTGATCTTTATCACTCCTCCCGGATAATTCTATTGAATCAACTGGACATGAATACTCCTTACCCCATGCATTTGTTATCTTCGGCTTTTCATACTTATAAGGCATATTCTTGATTGCGTGTCTGACCTCACTGGAAATAACCATAATTTTGTACTTCTCTTGCAACCATTTAGTACACACATCTGTCCTCCCTATTTCAATTAACAGACCTTTCATTTCCCTTATCATGTTCATTTGAGTCTTTCTAATTGGGTCATTTTGACACAATATACTGAATATTTCCCTTCCAATACCATATATACATATATTTTCTGCATCATTCATTTCTGGGAAGATTACTATGTTTCCTTTTTTGATGTTCTTATCTGAGTAAGCCTTATCCAAAAATCTACTGAGTGTATACTTGAGACCAGACTCCAAGATCAGTCCTATGTCATTATTATTAGATGGGTAACTCGGTGGAATTCTATGTGAAATTGTGGACATGTAATTTTCAATTTCACCATTAATGCCTAATGATATGAATGATTTATCTAATGACAATGATTTGATTACATAATTTCCTAATGATTCCAACATTATCCTGACACTTCCTTTGTTATTGAACAATCGTCTTGATATCAAGAATATAGTACACGAGTACAGAATTCCGGTTATTATTCCCCTGCACAACATAATCGGGTTAAGTTTCCCTTTTAATGACAATGGAAATAAAGCACTGTCATCATAAGTTTTTGACCTCTCAAATTTCCCCTGACTATATAAGAACCCGATACATCTACCGGCATTGACATGTATAACTTCCTGCCTAAGATCATCAATATCTACTTTCTCTATTTTTATAATTGATTTGAGTTCAGTAAATTTACAGTCTGGCGGCAACCAGGACTTGATTGTTTCAGAGACATCCGGGAGGATAATTTCTCTTGGTGAAGTGATTTCTACCTCTTCAATCTCTCTAATGCATAGTGTGCATTTTATATGATGGTGCACGGTCATGTGATCATGTGTGTTCTTGTATCTTTCATATGTTAAAAACTGACAGAACAGAATTGATGCTTGGTACATAAAGTCACAGTTGATCTTTGCAATTTCTCCCATTGTGTCAGTTGTTGTTATCATGTAACTTGATGCAACTGGATTTTGTGCACAGTATCCCCCTTGACTTTGTCTACTGCAACCATATCTGTGTTGAGAAGTCCCTGTCCTACTGAAACACTCCTTTTGTGTTCCAGTCCAATCTTCACCAGTCAACTTTGACAAATTCTCGTATATTGCTTGTGAGACATATGAGTCAGGTTGTGTAAACCAACCTATTGCAACTCTTAGATGGGCTGCTCTTCTGATGAGAGGAATTTTTGATTCTTTTTCCCAAGGATTGACTAGGGAAGTACTCTCTGCAGTTTTAGACCCGAGATAACTGGGGTAAGGTCCTCTATCTGCCATAGAAAGAGGAAAACCTTTTGGCACAATGGTTGTAATGAAGTCTGTACCTTTATTAATACAGTTGTCACAGCTGATATTCCCAAGCCCAGTTTCACCGAACATTTCAGCTGGGTGAACGACTGTTACTCCATAAATCTTCCTTCCCCATCCTTCCCTCCTGAGTTGGTCAGCTTTTTCAGCACTGCACCGCCACATACTTCCCCCTTTATGTCTCGTATCGGATATGCTTTGCATTATGGTATCAAGTTCAGATTTGATCATAATTTCATCAAATCCCCCTTCGATTTTCTGTTTCATAACATTTCTCACTGTTCTTGAATTTTGAAACATGCTGATATGTGATTGAACTATGCCTAAAAATGTAGAAGAGTAAAATTCAGATATAAATTTAGGGTACCAAGGTTCTAAATCACTTAACCACTTGATGATATTCTGGTGTTGTTCACAATAAAAATTGATGCTGTTTCTAACTATTTGGTTTTTGAAATTATGCCTTTCTAAAATCATTTCTTCTAGTATTTTATCTTTTAGTATTAACACAGGAGACATTGATCCTGGTAGATTTAATGAACTTGGATTCTCTAAAAGCTTTCTAAAATGTGAACCCCTATAATCCATTAGTTTTGGTCTTCCCATCTGAATGCATAATTTCTTGAGCTCTCTACTTTTTGTATTGTCATGTATTAGTTTCCAAAATGTAAGACCCTCCGTAACAGGATCAGGGAAACTTCTAATCATAAACCTGGTTAGTGACATACCACATATTCCTCCTAAAGACGGATCCAGGAACATAAGCATAGTTAAGTATAATTTCCTTCTTAATTTGTCTATAGGGATAATATCGGATACTGTGTCTCCCAATATGCAGTCATATATTTCCCAAATATTCCTCAACAATAAAAAGAAGAATTTATACATATCTAAGATAGGGAATATATCAGTGCTGAAGTGACTAATTGATAATATACAAGAGCTAACTGTACCCAATATATTTGCCATAGTTGGAACCTGATCATTGTTTATCGAACTTACTCTTGCAATTCTTTTAGATGTTATTGGGTATATTACTCCTTTAATAATTAGAACTTTCCCGTAATTTAAAAACCCTGTACTTTGCATACACTCTTCCTTCTTTATTTCTAACCCCATCTTAACTGCTCCATTTGCCACTTCTTTCATTATTTCATCATTGTTTGCTTTTATTTCCTGGAAGATTATTAATTTCTCCTCATCACATGACCACTGTCTCGGTCTGTATGTAGTAATTACTATTTGATTGTCTCCTTGAGCCAGAGTCCTAATCATGGTATTTCTTCTTCTAGGTAGGCGATTTAGCATTAACATTGAAGAGATTGTCCATCCCTTTTGCCTCAAACCCTCTAATCCTCCAAGTTGTCCTTGCCAACAAACCTTGTTACTACTATTATTAACAATTTGTCCTTCCTTAACACTCATAAGATCAGGTCTGTTGACAAAGTATATGAAAGATTTGTTGAATACCTCATGTGTCCGCTCAATCAAGTTAGGCATACCCAAGAACTGACCCATCACTCTAAAAATCTTGTTGTTTGATTCTGCTCTTTGATTGCTATTCCATTTGACATAATCCAAATGATTTGTGATTGTTATGATTCTTTTACTTGATGATTTGTCCTGTCCTGCTGTTTTCCCAATCATTTTTGTGATTACAGTGTTCATATCATCAGCCATAGTCAGACCTTCAAAAAGTCCTATAAAATGTGTTTTGATCAGATACTCAGTAACTACAAAGTAATTTCTTAGGTTCCATGACATCAAGGCAAAAAACCTCCCTTTGTCCTTTAATTCTCTTTCTTTCGCTCTAAGCCCTATAACAAGCTCGTCTGTTTCAAATCCTTTATCATTAATTCTCTGAAGAAAGTCAACCCAGTTGATGTTGTTCTTCTCAAGTAAGGTTGTTAGAACTCTTTTTGTTGGGATAGGTTTCTTGTTGTCATGTCTGATGTGGTTGATGAGAACATGAAGATCGACAGAATGTGCCTTGTCAGAGAATAGTTCAGAAGGGTCAATGAATTCTGGGATGTCAAAACACTTTGTTAGAGGTAACTTATGCCAGTTGTCACCAAACTTATTGATAATAAATGAGGAGGGCCAGATCTGATCTCTTCTGAATTCATGCAATATGTGATTTTTGGGTAGTTCATCTGTATACCATATTTTATCTTCTCTGAATTTTTTCTCTAAAACTAAATACGCTAAGTCGCTTGCCAGTTTATCGATAAAATGGCTGTCAATATTTTTGACTTTGTGGGTTAAATCATACAGGTCTTCTAACCCTTTTATATAATCTATTATAGGATGTCCGAAAAATCTGTAACACCCGAATTTACAAACTATATCATTTATTTTTCCCTCCTTTGTTATTTTGAAAAAGTCTCTTGACTTCGGGTACTTAGAAACTAAGTCTTTAATCTCATCTTCAATAAACCTAGAGAATGTCGGGAAATCCGGGAACCCTTCTATTAATTGATTTCCATAACTACTCATTATATTATTACAAATAGGTTCAATCATCTTTATAATTTTGTAACCATCATTATGATAACTTATAATGCATTCATCTCCAGCAGAGAACCATTTTACAAGGTGAGAGTTCAGATGTGTTAATTGGCAATAATAGTTGCTTATCAAAGTGTTCATCCTATTCAAGACAATGTCTTTAAACATGAGGAGATGATCTCTCCCTATCAATGATTCTGTACTAGATAAGTATATGAAATCCTTAGTTACAATTACCATGCCCAAAAGTTTATGAAAACCTCTGTAATAATGGTCTTCACATTTCGGGATTCGATGTTGCTTCGGATTGTGGAATTGGAAGCCGAATAAATCACCTGTATTCTTCCCTTTAATACAATTGCAGTTATTCATCAGGATAACCAGCTTATGCAGATACAAAAACTTAGTACCCAAAATGTTAATGGGAGCATCTAACATTATCTTAGTATCTTTATATTTGTTTTGGCATATAAATGTTTTGAAACTATCGTAGATATCCTCAACTAATTCCTCATCATTTAATGTTTGTCTTACAATGTTGGACCATTCTTTATCGATATTCCAATCCTGTTTGACTATGATGCTGTAAGATTGACTTATATCACGTGGGGTTATTATATCATTTATATGGACCTTTTCTGATTTGAGCCATCTTTCGTACTTCCTAAACTCTTCTGAGTCATAAAGAGGAATGATTTTCTTCTTATTTAGATAGAGATAGAGGCTTTCAATTTTGTCTATAATGATTGGTGAGTTGAGATTATAGTCATACTTTGATAAGCAGGATAGATCTGACTTCTTCCCATTACACCTCTTAAGATCATCATCTGATAATTCATATGGGTTGTTTTGGTCTGAAAAGTCATATTCATTGTCAAGAAACATAATGGTTTTTTTCATACACTTGTAGATGTGTGTTGAATTATCTGAATAAGCTCATCTCATGTTCACCACTTCCTGCTAGTCTATCTTTCTTATTTGACCGAAACATGCCCAGTAACTTAAAAAGGATAAATATTGCAATGCAGAGCAAGAATGTAAATGATACAATAGCAATCCATTCTATTGCCTTTCTCCAAAAGTTGTTTAACCCTTCAAATACATCTTCGACAGGATTACCTCTTTCCCCAGTCCAATCAAAAAAGTAAATCGGATGAGAGGAGTTTTTCCTTACAGATACCTCAATAGGATGCCTTACTGTTTTCAGGTCTCTTTTGAGAATATCTTCATCAATAATTCTGTTTGTCATAAGATTTTCGTGAGCGTTGATGATCTTACCCCCCATCTTATAAACTCCATTGTATCCACTTAAAGTCCCTGGAGTTCCGCTGTCTACCCATCTTTTCCACTTATTCTCTGTATTGAAATCATTCCCTCCATAACAAATAACATCGTTCTTATTGGGCTTAATTTTGCACTGCTGATAGAAAGCTGAACTAGCTTCCAAAACTCCTTTGTTAATACGATATACATTTCCTAATCCTGGGTGATCCGGGGTTAAAAGAGCCAAATCGGTGAAGCTGATTTTCCCTGTATCTCGGAAGTTATTGATCATCTCAAAGCATGTTAATGACAAAACTAGATCTTCTATTTCTATCTGATGCTCAGAGATTTCCTCATGAGCATTGGGTAACTTTAAAAGTGTACCTTCTGGACAATTTTCCAGGTTATCTTTCCACTGTGTGAACTTGCCATCACTCCCAGGAATTGGAATTCCCCACAATCCACTCTCAAATCTAACACCTTCTTCATTAGCATAACTCATCTTACAAGACTTACTCATTTTGGTCACTGGAACACCTTCTCCCCATATGCTGAGCTCCTTCATGTCACCTCTAGGGGGCGCATATTTTAAATTGATTGTTCTCATGTGTACTCCTTTGATAGGGTCTTCTGTTGTGAACCATAACACATTGTCCTGTATGGTTGGGCAGCCTTTCACCGGCGTGGAGCATCTTCCATTAGGGAATAATGGGTCAACTACGTTTCCATTGTAAGGATCTAGTTGTACTCTCTTTTCATTTAGAATGACAAAACTATTCTCTTTTCTCACAGTATTTGCCCATTGACATACAGGTGCTTCAAAGAAGGGTGCAATGGATTTCCCTTGTCCCCTTTTCTCTTTCTCTTCTAGACATTCGTTTAAACTTACTGGCAAGACCCTGATATATTGTTTAACATCAGTTGTCCAATACCACGTCTCAGTACACTCTGAAACCCACTGAGTCTTGTGACAGCTGTGTCCATTAATGATATTGCTTGAGTCACTATATGGTACACGGAACTGGACATTTGCACTGTATCCGGGATATTGATCGCCAGCCCTAATAGGGCACCGAATACTAGTATAATTAATTGGGTGCCAATGAATATCCTTTTCAACGGGGAAATAAAAAAGATTGCCATGAGTAACTTGAATAGCTCCGAGAGCCAACAGGATAAATCCATATTTCTGCATTCTAATGATTTGTGTTAGTTTTTTTCATGGATCATATCTGATTTCCCTTAGCTCTTCTGATAGCAAAGCTTGAAAATCTTGCTTCCTCCCATGTCTATATATTTCCCACATTCCTGTAACATAGAGATAGAATCTTTCTTTGATCTCTCCTTGAACATTTAGGTTGGCACATGTGGCTAGAAGAAATTTGATGATTATTTTCCTAATCCTTTTGAAAGCTATCACTATAAAAGGAGCAAACATCTCGATGGGTAATATAATCATTTAGGAGATATTAAAATCTTATTCTTTTGAATCTCAAATTGGAAAGTGTAATCCTCAAAATCTTCAAAGGACAGAGGATTTCTATTACTAAGAGTCTTGATCAGGTCCTTATGATTGTTCACAGGTTTAAGATCTCTCTTGGTATAAGCAACTGTCCCTGTGAAGCTTCCTTTATAATTCAAAGTGTCTATCTTATTGTCAAAACTATACCTGCTAGAGATAGGAGGGATTGGAAGGGAGGTACTGATCCCGATCCTCACTTCCGAACTAAAGCTCCCAGAATAGAAATGTAGATTCTCTTCAACCCTATCTTTTCTCAGAGTTAAACCTAACAATTTGAATAGTAAGAAAGTAACTGATTTTGCACCATATGATCCTGTGTGAGTTTGATGAATTCCTCTTATTAGCTCAAGGTAATCTGTCTTGCTTTGTAGCTGTTTGTTTAGGATTAATTTAAAACTTCCACAGACACTGAAAGTGGGGATCTCACAAGAGTCAACTATGACCTTCCTTCCTCCCACTGATGAGTCAAACGACTCAGGTTTTCCGTATCCAAATAACCAAGACATTTATAGTTTTTTTTACTAACACTGTATTTGTGTTGATTTTTTTAGTCCCAATCAACCATGCTGAATAGTTCCATGTCATCCGAATACTTCGACAACATTAAGAAGCAGTATTCTCTTACATCATACTCCTCAGGGAAATTCAGATGTCTTATTTTGCTCACATCCAGAGTCAGGTCATCAAGACAAATGTGCACATGTCCACCTTCTATACTTGGAAGATTGAAGCCTTGTTTTAAATCTTGTAAAAACCTTTCAGGTCTTGGGTTGTAATCTTGAAGATCTGTAATTTCTGATTCTTTTTCTATCTCATTACTCAGATTTTGGAGAAACTGATATGTAGTGGTGCTTAATGTGACATCTTCAAAATTATATTCATCGTCAGACTCCTCTGGTGCAGTGGGATCCTCCTTCTTTGTGTCAGTTTCAGTCTCATCCTCACTGTCTGAGTCAGAGTCTGCCCACTCAACCATGAACTTGATGTTCCCGTTGCTTGTAGATAGGTATTTACAATCAATGCCAATTTGTTTGAATCCATTCAAAATGTTAGTTATTTGCAAATCATGTATTTCTTTCGAAGACAAACCCACGGGTATGGTACTGACATAAAATACATCTGTCTTCCCAGTAACTCCTAGCTCATCGGGAGAATCAGCTCTTAAGAAACTGGGTTCCAAGTCATTGTGTGTCTCTCCTCCATACTTTGACTCTTCTTGACATGATTTCTCAAAAGACTCAAGAGAAGCTTTTAAATTCTTAGTCGGATCAAAATCGGAGGGAAAATTTTCCATTTTGAGATTTTATTTACCTGTGTTAATTTTTTTCATTATCCTCTTCATAGTTAAAATTACCAGAATTCTTCATCATCGATTAGGGTGAAGAGATCATCAAGATCATCAGGCTCATCGAAATAGATGAAGCTATCATCAGTGTCTCTCTCATAGGAATACAGAGGGGGATCAAAGTCCAATTTAAACTTTATGCTATCGACATCATCAACTAGATAATCACATCTTATTCCCAATTGAGCTAGAGCGTATAAGATGTTGTCGATTTGTCTTGATTTGATTTCCCATTGTTGGAGTCCCTCGGGGATGGCATTTATCTCTAACACATTGTATTCTGACAGATCTAGGGTTGAGTCTGTCATTTCAAAATCACTGAAGTGATAGTTGTTTATAGGAGATTCTCCCATTTTGCAGTTTCGATTGTATGTATTTGTGTTAATTGTTTTTTTTTATCCCAATTTTGTAGATCAAATCACCGTGCTGTGGATGGTTTCTGCAACAGTGCCGGATCTTGATCCTTGTAGCTCACCTTGTATCTTGGTGTACCAGGATATTATCAAGGGAGGAATTGTGCCTTTTTGTGCTTTAATCCATTTAAGCCAAACATCCCCTCGTACAGTTTTAGGAATTGTTCCAGATTGACCATCAGGGACTCTGGATTCTTCTGTATTTCCAGACTCAGTAAATTGTCCTATCATAGAAGAATATTGGGACACGGCATACGCCATAATTAATGCATTTCTCAATATGGCAGAAGTTGGGATGTCTTCCATCATCCTAGCATTCTTGCTCCTGGTCTTGTTGAGCAAGGTCCCAATAGTGTGAATCCAGACGAAAAGTTCAGGATTAGCACTAGCTGAATAAGGGGAAATAGGGACGAAGCACATATCATGACCATAAGGGAAATAACTATCATCTTTATCATCCTCCTGTCCCGGTTCACAGATTCTGACAAGTTGCTCCGCTACAGGTCTTTCCCAAATCCATCTCAATAACTCATTACCAGTTTGGCCTGTTATCTTAACCAAATAGCCAAGAGACACCCAGGCAGCCATATCCTTATGTCTTGAGCCAAGGGTTCCAATGCGGATTGATGCTCTCTCAGAGGATGAAAATTTGTTGTAGTACATATCAAGAGCAGCAACTACCTTTAGGAAATTTTTGTTTTTAATCCATCCAGAATAAGTTCTGATCCAATCAGAGATACTAATTGATGAATCAAGGCCTGCATCTTTCAAGAATGTTTCAATATGATCACAAATTTTAGTCTTATGATCATTGTTTTGAGCACTATTTACTCTGTAAATAGACAAGATCAATGTTGCTAAAAGAGTGTCATCAATGTTAGTTGGCTTCTCAGTGACTTTGTCCAAATTGATCTCAGATCCATCTTTGATCTCGAGTAAGTCTATCCATCTGACATTTTTCCCTTTAAGTCCAATGGTCACTCCGTATGATTTCCAATCATTATCCAAAAGATTTTCCTCAGAAACATCAGATGTTATCAGCCATCTGATAAACAGATCAGGAGTCAAAGTTCCCTTAATAAGTTCACTGAATATTATGTTTTTAAGATCTCCATGTTTCCCTTTGAATATTCCGACAGTTACTTCAGGTTTACCCTTAAAGCCTTTATTGGGATAAGTGAAATTTTTCCCTGTTGTAGATCTTTTAACTATAACCTCTTTCTTTGTATGAATGAATTTCAATGTTGGCTCAGTTGACATCTTGAGTTCTCTTATTGTTTACCTGTGTTAATTGGTTGGTAATAATGGAAAAACATAAGATTTTG